ACTTCAACAGGGGAACCGCCATCGGTTACAAGCGCGCCATCAGACCAGACGCGAAAATAGTAATCCCCAAGCTCAAGGGCATAGGTCTGGCTGACGCTGAACTGGAACGGGATCAGTCGACAGTATCGATCAGCATATTTTGCGTTACCGAGAAACCGAAATCCCGGGCGGTTATCAAGGCCGCCTGACTGCCGGACGATGAAATTACGGCAGCGGCGCAGTGATGTCTGATACTTCTCCAGATCAATGCGCCCGTACAAAGAGGGAGATATTTCACCGCCGGCGAGCGAGGGTTGAATCAGTGAATAGGCCATATCAGCAGATCCTCACGCTGGCGAGTTCTGATATCGGCTGTTCTGGTTCGTGCGCTTCATCAAGCGAGCGCTGCATTGCTGCTGTGAGCACCTGCTGATAGTTAGCCATCGCCTGCTGCCCAAGGCTGGCATTTGCCGCTATTGGCATGGCTATTTCAGCTGCCATGCGCCACGAAAGCGCATCAGCAAAAAGCGCATCAAACATCATTGGATCAGTAATGCTGCGAACGTAAAGCAGAGTAGCCTGTGATTCATTGGTATGAATGACGCGGGAGGTTCCATCTTCATTGCTACCGACCTCAAAAACAGGCTTATCCTTGAGTGCGATAAAAGAGCCCGTAAACCACTTCGGTAATATGGCGGAGATGCGCGCGCAGTCAGTCGGGTATTGATAACGAAACAACCAGCCAGGCGCCGGATCGCCAAGGTCGGCGAGTACGACGCGAGACATGGCAAAATTCCAGTCGTTGTCAGCCAGCACCGCATCACGCATTGATTCGTAAAAAAGGTTGCAGGTATAAGCCTCTTTAGTCCTTTCAGTGAGACTATTAATCGTCCGGCTATTACCTATGCGCGCCAGCGCAATATTGCAGATGTTGATCACTGATGCCATATCGTTCACCAAACTAAAAAGGGGCTTTCGCCCCTTTGGTTATACGGGCTTACACCCCGAGTTCTTTTCGCCGCTCTGCTATTTTCGCCTTCAGGGTTTCCGCTTTAGTATTGAAATGCGGTGCTTCACCGAACATCTCCTCATACTGTTTGCGCAAATCCTCCAGCTCGGTTAGTTCTTCAGCGCTGGGTGTCACAACCTTTTCACTCAGGGAGGCATCAACGGATACCAGGTTGCTGCCCGGCTCACCGTCAAAGGTAATGATGTCACCCGGTTCATGCAGGCGGCCATTGATGAATGACCGCTTAGCGACTTTATACTCAGGCATTGGTTTGCACGCCTCCGGTGATGCCTGCGGTTACTTTGCCGGTGGTCGGCGCAGTACCCGTTACCGTGTAGTTCAGACGGATATACCGCTCCATCTTCATCGGTAACGTGATAACAGGCGATTTATAGCCCAGCACCAGAGAAGCCAGCGGGATCGTCATGGTCAGCACATCCGCGGCGGAACTGAATGCAGAGTTGTCATCGGTTTGCACGGTGACAGTCAGGCTGGTCAGATTGTTGAACGCTTCAACGACCTGAATCAGCAGCGGAATGTCGCCATATTTACCGACATCCTTATTGCTGCCGGTATCAATGACGTTGGTAGAAGCAGCCGTGGCCGTAATGGCCTGAGCTGCGGAAAAAAGCGCTTGCTGGTCGAGCAGCATGATTCCCCCCTTACGCCGTTACGGCTGATTCAGTATTCAGGATTGCGTCAGCGCGACGGATCGGAATACCCAGGAAAGAAACGATTTTCTTACCAGCATATTCGTCGATCGTCAGGTTAACGTTCTTCGCATTCATGGCCTGCTTGTGCAGCCAGGCATGAATGGTCTTATTGCAGTAGATGACCTCTTTGCCATCGCCCAGCATCGCTACGTCACGCGCATAGTACGCATCGACCATCATGCTGATGAGGTCGGCGCCTGTTGCAGCATCTTTGGTCAGGGTAGTGACATCGATGTTGCAGATGCGCGAGATTGAGCGCCAGTCTCGAACTGACAGACCGAGATGCCATTTAAACTCATCGCGGTACGCGCGGAACTGGCCGCCGTTTCCATCGCTGACCAGGTCAGCCCCGAGGTCTTCATGCTGGAATCCAGCAACCATACCTTCCGGGTAGATCATGTGCGCGGTGTTCTCACCCCATGACATGAACCAGATGGATGTGTTGGTAGAACCCGCGCCGCCAGCACTGAATACGTTCTCTGCGCTGGCCGCTTTGGAAGTGCTCAGGGTGTTGAAGCGCGGAGCCAGACCCATAAATGCTTCCGGTTCAGCGTCGGTGTTGCCGTAAAAGGTGTAGCGGGAAACCTTGTTGTTGAAGCCCTGCAGCTTGCCCATGTTTTCCGATACCCGGAATGATTCAGCATTGGCAGAACGATCAGCGAGGTCTTTATCCACATACCCCAGGTCATACAGCATACCGGTGGTATCGGTTACCGGCACAGTCTGGGTTTTGGTGGGCTGCACGCCCTGGTTATAGCGGCGCCATACCGGCTCGGGGATGCCGGCGCGGATGGTGGTTTTGTGTTTAGAGCCATCATTACACGGTACGTAGATCGCATCGGTAATGACATCATTGCTTTTCGCCAGCTGCTCGACGATTTTAGCGATCCGCCCGTTCTTGTCGGTACGGCCGTACACGTCAAGAAGAGAAGGCAGCGTCTGACCAATTAAAGCCATGGTTACACCTCACTATTTTTTGCTTGGATAAAACGCTTCGACCAGATCGTTTTTCGGCGATCCGTTACCCTGGCCAGTGACGAAACTGTCTTCACTCATCAACTTGCCTACCTTTGCGAATGCCCGGACCATTTCCGGGTGATTACCCAGGCCCGTTGAATCAAGGAATTCGCGGAATTCTTTAGATGCGAAGGTATCCAGCGCTTTCTGCGCATGACCTACGGACACCGTTAGTTTTTCGCCACCAATTTCTTTGTCGGCCTTGGTGTCAGCGGCCCATTTTTCTACCTGCTGGCCCCATGACTCTGCCTGCCGCTGCTGCATCTGCTCCTGCAATTGCGGCCACAGGCCGGCAAGTTTCTGCGCCTGGTCGTTGGACAGGCCAAGTTCACGCGCCACCGGCTCGAAAAGCTCAACGGCTTTCGAGTCCAGTTCCGTACCTTCCGGGGCCATTAGTTCGTATTTCTCAGGAACCTCGGATTTAGCTTCCGGTTCAGGCTTATCGCCAGTCGGATCAGGTTTATCACCATCAGCTGGCGATGGTTCTGGATCTGCTGCTGGTTGTTGCGCCGGTTCAGATTGCGCAGCCGCAGGGGCCGGGGAAGGTTCTGATGCTGCTGGAGCAACTCCACCATCTGCAGGCTGCTCATTGCACAAACGCCGGTACATCAGACGCTCAAATAGGTTCATCGTTATTCCTCGCTGGCTTCGTTAGCCATTACCAGATACTGATCGGGACAAGCCTCCATTACGTCGGAAAAGACTTTCAGCCCCGTGTTACGTTTTCCTTCAGCGAACGCTGCAGATAGCGCCTCACCGGTATAAGTTGTTCGCCATACTCCAGACTGCTCGAGCAGACGCCAGATAAAGCGACGCCCATGCTCTGTCTCACAGATGAGACGCAGGTCGTTAAGCTCGTTATCACGTCGCAACTTCTGCTTTTTGGCCTCTTCTGCCAGCAGCGCTTCCTGCTCTTCATCGCTCAGGTAATCAGTCATTGCGCCACCGCCTGCTGCTGCGCAGCGTCAGAAAGATTTTTCAGGAGACTTGGGTCAGCAGTGTTGGTGTCGCTCAGGGTCTTGGCTGTTGCGCCAGCCTGCTGAGCCATCGCCATCATCTGCTGCTGTTGCATCTGCTGGGCGCGCTGCTCACGCGACGCCTGGACTTCGTCATCGGAATTAACGATCGTCGCCGGAACGCCCAACATATCGCCGTAACTGTCGATAGCCTGATCAACGTTGAGCTTGTCGAGCGCATCCTGATTAACTTTCGCCAGGTTGCCGACGAACCCAACAAAGCGCTCAACACTGTTGATGCCGATTGATTTCTGCGCCTGGGCGAGAATGGAAACGTATTCGACTTTCAGCGGTGCACCCTGTAGCTCTTCCGGCGGCTCAGGAAAGAGGTTACGGCGCGCCATGATGTTGAATGTGCGGTCAACAAACGGATCCAGAAACTCATCGTTCAGGCGCTCAAGCACCGGTCCAAGTTGCAGAAGCTTTTCATCCTGCATTGCGGCAACAGCCTCGATAGGCATACTGCGGGTATTAATGGTGCTGAACATATTGAACAGGTCAGAGAAGAAGCACGCCTCAATCATCTGTCGGTCGTCGGCGATGCTGGCGAGCATGTCGCCAAGTTGTGGGCTGACTGCATAAGCCGGTCTTACCAGCTTGTTGGCATCCACCTCATCGACATAGGTCACACCGCCGGGAGCAAGGTTGATCAGCTTGTTTTTGAGCCCTGTCGGGGCAACCATTGGCGGGTTAACCAGCTTGTCGATCGCGTTAGCCTTGCGGATTTGCTCAAGCTGCAGCGCTTTACCTGTGCCGAGCGCCATCATTCCAGGGCAATTGCTGCCGTAAACATCCTCACCGTTGATCTCCCAGCGTGGGGAAAGAATTGGTGACTCATCAAATCCTGACTCACTGAGCATCTTGTCACCATCGCCTGCCAGCTCGAAGTAAGCAGATTTGAAGCGCTTATTGCGAGCATTAAGCTTGCCGCTGTCGCGATTTATGTTCGGTTCTGTCAGATGGACGATATCGAACCACGACTCATAGTTGGCATTATCCCAAGCGCCGCGTACCGCATTGCTGACGTTGTCCAGGCCAAACTGCATAACAATCTGGCGGGCAGTCATGGAGAAAACACGATATGTGGTATCAACAGAGAGGCGGTTAGAGTTTGACAGGTAGTAACTACCAATCGGCAATGGGTGAGTACGGATCACATCTTCTTCATCCTCGAGCACGGCCATTGCGGCGGTACCGAAAACTCCCAGGTGGCGATAGATAATCGGCAGCGACTGATAGACGTTTGACCGGTTCATGACGTCATTCATGCGCGTCATAACGACGTCGAGCCAGCGTTTAACCGGTCCGAACTTCATCATGTCTGGATCTGGTGTTGCCAGCTTGAACCACGGGCGAGTCGGGCTGGTGATGCCGGAAAGCATTCCAGATTGCAGTGTGCGGGCGGCTTTAGATGCCGTAGGGTCAACAATACGGGTATTGCGTTTGCTGCCGTTATTTCTCTCCGACGTCAGAAAGCGCGTGCTACGCGGATCGATAAATTCCGCCAGTTCGCGCCAGTGTTCCTCGAAGCTGGTACGCTCGTTTTTGAGCTGCCCAAGGTGCTTGAGGTAATGCTGCTTCGGAGAGAGGTCAGCCATGGATTATGCCCCGAGCAGGGTCTTACCCTGGGTACCGCCGGAAGGCTGGGTAACCCCCTGGCTTGATGTCAGGATTGTCGACTTCTGTCCACCGGCAGCTGCGCGGCGACGGCGATCGCTATCAGCGGCATTCTGAACAGCGGAATCAGAAACCTGTGGTGCGGCCTGAACCTGCGGAGAACTCACTTTAGGTTTGCTGATGCACATAGCGATGCTCCATACGCGTTTAAATTATTACCAATTTAATCACATATGATTTATTTAGCGTAGTGTATTGACTTTATGAGATGCAATTATTACCTTTAAGGTAATTAAACGGTGTGTGGCACATGCATCGTGGCATTTATGCCGAAGCGGTCCGGCGGGGTTCCTTGATATTCCTATCCCCGAGCGGGTAGCCGGAATGTGCAAGCCAGTGAACGGTATGCACTGACAAGGGATTCACCATCCTGGCGGTCCGGTGTGACACCTCGGAAGAGACGAGGATGCAACCAAAAGAGCGCTGGCATGCAAAAAACATCTCGCAGCCGTTGCGGTACCAAAAGCCAGGATGGAACGGCATAACGCGGTAGTGCTCTTTTTGTTGTGGTTTTTCAGATGCTAGTTGGTTCGGTTGCGGCGGATACCAAGGCGACGAAGGAAATGCTGACGCACAGCACCACAACCCAATCACGCCTTAGGACCGTGATGCAGTACCAGTGTGATGCAGTCTTGGCGGTGGCAGTAGTTATCCCACTTACTGACCACCGCCCTTTTTACAGCAGGACGCCATTGCGATGACTTCATGCTGTAAACCCTGTGACACCCAGCCAAGGATGGCACTTTCCATCATCCCCATTTCGCCCGGTTCGCCGGGCATTTTTTTAAGGTAGAAATTATGAGCGAAGCGAAACCGCAAGACGGCAGCACCGTAAAGGGCTACCGCACATTAACCACGGGCGACATTGAGCGTATGAACCGCCTTAAAGGCGTCAGCCGCCATTTCTGTAGTTTGCTTGATACCGAGCGAGGTGAATTGTTGGCTGTCCGTAATGGCCCGGCAATGTTAAGCGCTGAGCAGGCTCGGGAGATTGATGAAGCTATGCGCAGCCTGTCTATCGCGCGCACCAAAATGCAGGAAGCCTGTATGTGGGCATGTCGCGCCGTGGCGAGACCTGATAGCGATTGTTGATATAGTGACATGTCACAATCAGCCCGCCGATGAGCGGGCTTTTTTACGCCCACGGGTCGTAATCGCTGATCACGTTCGGCTGCTTGCCGCCGGCAGCATGGAAATCTGAACGCTTCGATACCGGGAAGGCAAACGTCAGCAGCAGCGCGTCGCCCTTGCCCGGCGACCGGCCCAACCGCTCTTTGATATCTTCCTTCGGCTCCATGACTATCTTACCGTCAACCCTGACCTTGTACTCTGCCGCCGACAGGTCATCAGCCGTCTCCTGGTCATCCAGTGCGCCACCGAGTTTAAGCCACGTTTTGCAGGCGTTGAACATCTCGCCACGCTTATTCAGCATCTGCGGATCCGTCGATGCGCCGCCGAACGGCACAAGTTGCCATGAGCGGCCCCAGCCGTCACCGATGGACTTCAGGCCGGTACCATAGCCGAAGTCGATAAACACCGCGTCGGCTTTGTATTCGTCCTCAAAGTCGGCGATACGCTTCGCCATAATCAGATCGTCGGTGGTCTTATTGCCGGTCCAGAGAACTTTGCTGTGCAGCCCCTGCCGCAGGTATATCACCGCATCATCCACGCCGGAATACGCCGGGTCGACGCCGATAATCACTGGTGCATGCGCTACCTGCGCCGCGGTCACCACGCGCTTCATTGCCTCGTCAGTGAGGCCGGTCGGGATAAACTGAAGTTCTGATGCGTCAGGGAAGATACCCCGCACACGGACCTTCACGAAGTCGCTATCCTCGCCGTAGTCGTCCACCCACTTCTGCAGCTGCTGCTTGTTGGTGCCTTCCACGGTACGAGAATCTATCTGCGCACACTTCCAGCGGTGCTTGTATTTGCGGAAGCACTCACGGAATCGCCCGGTGTTACGCGTCGGGTTACCGAATGCCACCCAGATAATTTCGGTGTCTTCGTCCGTCAGCGCACCCTCGGCAACCTCCCACACCAGATCGGCAATATTGGAGGCCTCATCGAATACGACGATGATGCGCTTGCGCTCGTTATGCAGGCCGGCGAACGCCTCGGTGTTGTGCTCAGACCATGGGATTGCGTCAGCGCGCCAGCGTTTGTCGTGTCCCGGATCGTTGCTGTACATCGCCGTAGCAGTACAGGTAAACCACTCTTTCGTGATAGCCAGGTTGGACCATTTGATGATTTCCGGCCAGGTCTTCGTGCGCAGCTGGTTGTCGGTGTTGGCGGTCACCACCACCTTGCAATCCTCGCAGGTGGACATGCCCCAGTTGATGAGCATCGAGATGAAAGCGGATTTACCGATGCCGTGACCGGATGCGCGGGCCAACATCAGCGGCTGATGACGTGTTGCCGGGTTCTGCAGGTGGTCGCGAATCTCGCGGAATGCATCAGCCTGCCATTTACGGGGGCCGGTGGCGTGCGCCAGCTCTGTGCCTTCCTCACCCCACGGGAACGCGTACAGCGCATAGCCAAGTGGGTCATAAGTATACTCGGCGATATCCTCGACAAGCTGCTCTTCCGGCGACATGGCTGCGGCTGTCATTCCTCACCACCAGCCTGTTCTTTGACGCGGCGCCGGGCGGCGGCCATGCGGTCGGCAATCGTGACTGTGCCGGAAACTTCCAGGCGCTCCTTGAACGCGTTGACGTCGACGTGCTTACCAATCAGCTCGAGGTTCTTCACCTTGTCGGGCCATTTTATTTTCTTGAGGATGCCAACAAGTTCTTTCTCGTCTCCACGACCTTCGAACATGTCGGCCAACTCGAAACCTGTCAGGTACTGTCTCCAGACCTTAGGCCATTCCGAAACCGGCTTGATGCTCATATCATCGTTGAGAATGTCGATCACATCCATCTGGTCTATTTCCACCAGGCGCAGCAGCACGTAATCAGCGCTGACGCGCAGGCGCTTATTGCGCTCTTCCATGAGCTCAGCTATCCGTTTCTGAATGCGCTCATCGCGCATCATAACGCTGGCTTTGACGGCTGCTGTCTTAGGCGAAAACCCGGCGTTAATCGCCGCCTGAGTCTGATTCTCAGGGCATTTCGTGTATTCCTGGGCGTAAGCTTCCTGCATTGCCGTCAGCGGCTTGTACTGCGTGGATTTGCGTTTGGGGTCCTTTGGCATGGTAACTGCTCCGCAAATAATTACCGTTTTGGTAATAGTATCATGCCATTCGCGATGTTACATGATCGGAATATCATCTTCGTTGTGCCAGCCCTCCCGGTTTATCAGGTATGTCACCACCCCTTTAACCTCGACATCATTCAGCGCCTCTCCCTCGATCGCTTCTCCGTCACTGGTAATCAGCGCCCGCCCGCGCACAATGGCGAACTGAGCGCTGCCGCAAAACGAGATGAGCACGTGAGATCCCTGCTTTGGCCTGATGGATACGTTGATGACTGCATAGCCTGCACTGGTTTCGATAGCGCGGCAGTTGGCGTCAAACTGGCAGAGAATGGTTACGCTGAGCCGCTGCTCGATATAGTCTGTTGCTGGAGAGGGAAAACCCATAATGGACCTCACATAAAAATACTGTATATTTAAACAGTATAATTATGTGAGGCTTTAGTCAAATCGTCGTGACATGTCACAGCGGTAGTTTTGTTTCATGCCAGCCAAGAGTGGCCCAGCATTGAGAGTCACCAGCGCACGGGCATGATGCCACCGGCAGCTGATCGCCGCACTTCCCGCAGCGCCGTTTGCTGATGGCGTTAATCTTGCCGCGAACCCGGGCATCATCCTGGCGGATCAGCAGCGCGATGTACTCTGCCATTTCATACGGCGCACGACCAGGGCGCCGGGCGGCGCAGTTCCGCGCCAGCATCTCCATTTCCTGCTCGTCGAGCACCAGCTCAATCTTGCGTTCACCGGCGGCGGACTGCCGCGCGCGCTGCGCGGCTTTGCGTTCTGCGGGGGATTTAGGCATCGCCAGTTCCCCGAGTCGGTGCAGTGTCGATAGCCAGCAAATGCGGCGATTCCAGATAGCGAATCATCGTTTCTGCAACCTGCTGGCGAGCCTTTAAATCCTGAAGCACGATAAGTAGGACTGGCGAAAGAGACTTCCGATCAACGTTGTAGCCATAACGCTGCAGAGTGCCAATGAGGTCTGCAATAATCTGGCTATCTGTAAGCTCATGACTCACTCTTCACCTCCTGCGGGGCGGCTGGCAGCGGCATCCAGTGGGTTATTTCTCCATGGATGAATTGATTTGCCGAGAAGCCACCAAAGAAGCAGTTAACCTCCAATACTCGCTTTCCATCCCAGCCAAAATACACACCGTTACTTTCCGGCATCCGCTCGCTTACCGGAATCCATTTGCCAGGCACGGTAGCTGGTTCGCTGCCGGGTAACTGCGGGGAGGCTGCGAGCATGTCGGCGCGGCGGTTTACCACCTCAATGAGCGCCTCTTCGGCATCACCCAGGCAATCAACGATGCCACGGCGATCGCCGTCGAAGTCATTCAGGTCGAGGCGTATTCGTGCAACCTTCTGCAATGCTTCCAGCACATCATCAGGCACTACCGGCTGCTGCGCGTGGCGATAGAGAAGCACATCTCCCATCTCTTCGCGCTCAGGAGGCCACACATCGGCATCAGCACCACTTAGGAGATAATCAAGGTTAGCCAGGTCAATTACCGCCACCGGCTCGCTGTCCGCTACCGGCTGCGCTGGCGGCATATCTGGACCTTTGCGAATAGCTTTTGCCAGCTCGATAGGGTCATCGTAAAGCCAGTCTCCGGTTTCATGGTGGTTGGCTTCTGCCAGTTGGGCGGCCCATTCCAGACCGTCTTTGTGCCCCTGCAGGTAGTCGAGAGGCAAATACCCTGACTCGCTGTCCATTGCGGCCAGCGCCATGCGGGAAAGCTCCATGATTTCATCAGAACTTAACCACTCTCTGATTTCTTCCTCGTCATAAGCTTCGCTATTAATGGCTCGGATAATTCGCTGAATGCGCTCTCTGGTTATGGTTGATTTGGTCATTTCTTTGCTCTCCTGCGGCTTTTGGCTTTTCGGCGTTCTGCAGCCTTCCCTGTATGGCGATTTGAAACTGGATATGATTGCGGACGAAGCTCGCAAATGGTTCTTTCCCATGCCACAGAAGCTGTACCTATCGAGGCAAGTGCCATCGCTATTGCTATTGATGACTTACGCATCACTCAGCCTCCACCTTGATGCCAGCGTCGGCCAGCGCTACCTTTACGTCCTGGCTGTAGTTATAAACGCCATCAGACCAGACATATCTGTCCCCAGATACAATCTGCCGTAAGTCTGGCAGCTTCACGGTGCGGGACTCCAGCTCGGCGATGCGCTGGCGCAGTGCTGCGATCTCCATCTCTGCAGCATCGGCATAATGGACGTTTTCATGCTCCAGCGGCGGCAGGTCCGGGGTTTTCACGCCAAACAGTGCCGCCAGTGCTCGGTAGTTCTGCTCGCTGTGATAGCGACCTTTGCAGCGGACCAGTTTTTCGGCTGCAGCGCGAATAGCTTCAAGGCCCTCTCTCTCTACGCGAAAGCGCCCAATTGTAAGCATCAAGTCCTGATTCTCTTCGTCTCGCTCTTTGGCGTACTGCTGCGCCTTCTCCAGCGCCTCTACCAGTGCGCGAATGTTGGCCGGACTTGATAGCTCGTACCACTGGTTTAGCGTTGCGATATCAATGTCGACCTGTTCACCTTCGTGCTGTGAAAGGTCAATTAGTTCGTCGCCTGGGAATGCTTTTAGGCGGTCGATAGCATCGGCGGTTATATTGGCTGCCGCTTTCAGGCTCTGCGCCAGTTCGGTGATATCAGTTGTCATGCGGCACCGCCTTCAGTGTGACGTAACCAGATGCATACCGCGCCATCTTCAGTGTCGTGAATTGAGCCAACAAACCAGCCTTCTCCAGCAGGCGGTTCTGGCTGCCATTGAGAGATGTCGTAACCATCGACGGTTGGGTCCACGTCATCCTCATCACGGTAAACCACTTTCCAAGCGAGTCCGTTTTTATCCAGCCAAGCATTGAACTCCTCAGATGAAATAAACTCCCGACCATCACAAAATTCATCGTATAGCGGATGAGTCCAGTAACCGTATTGGTCGCGCTCTACTGGTAATGCTTTAAATTTGCTCATGCTGCATGCTCCTGGCTGGACATTGAGGGGAGTTCTGAAAGTTGCTCAAGACCATCGTCGATTTCGCAAAACTCAATGGTGCCGGTAAACTCAGGCTCGTTAAGTTTTTGTCGAATAAAATCGGCAGAGGCCGAATTGAATGTGACCGTCCACCAGCCGTATTCATCACGGCTTGCTCCAGCCCCGTCGTATTCAACGTCAGCAGACAGACCTTTCCCTTTGAGGATTTTGTTAATTTTGCGGCGAGTGCTCATTTTTCGGCCCCCTCGCGCAGCGCCAATGCTTTCTCTTCATCGCGCAGCTTCTCTCTGAACATGCGAGCGCCAACGATAACGCCTCTCAGGCGTACGGCTCGCTCATCAAATTGGTCGCCGCCATTGGCGATATGATTATCAAGTTCAGCACTGTAGTGGCTGATAAAAGCGTTAAGGTCATGAGATTTTGCCTCAGCCTTAATCCCGGCTACGATGCGATCGGTGGCGGGGGTTTTGATGCGGATGCTTTCACGGAGGATGAAGTAAGCGTTGAGCATCCCAGTCTCTGGCATTTCCTCCGCATTAAATGCATCGATCGCAGCGTCCATTACTGGTCCAAGAGGTTGAGGGTGAGCAGTACGAATGACGCATAACTCCGCCACGATTTGGTTTATTGCCTCCACCAGATCGGATGGGGAAACATCGTCTGCATCTGGCTTAAAGCCGAGAGCAGAGCGCACAGCGCGAGATTCAGCCATCCTCTGGTCGGCATGACCTGCAGACATCGAATATCGTGCATTCTCCGCAGCCAGCTGCTCAACCTGAGACTTGAGCGCCTGCATTGCCGTATCCCGGAGAACCTGCAACGAGCGAATTTCGTTGGCTACCGACCCAGGGCCATCCTCGCCGCAAGCTTCCATCATGGTCTTTTCCCATACACGCTCTGCATTCAGCGCCGCATCACGCTCGCCAGCAACACGAATCGCCCAGCGCATTACGTCCAGGTACTTCCGCTCTTTGATCGACAACTCGCCCGCCGACTCCAGCGACTGAATGAGCTCGTTTACTGTTGAGATGTTCATGCCGCCACCCACTCGATCACCAGATAAGCCACATACAGGACGGCGATGATTGCCACCCACCCAATGATGTTTGCCACCATCACGAACAGCAGCAGTGACCGCCGGCTGTAATTAACGAAATCAAAGTCCATACTTACCCCCGATTACCCGTTTAACTTATTGATTCATTTGATATCTATCAGGATCGTCGATTTGACCTATCTCTTTGCCATCAGCGACTCATAGAACTTTTGCCATTCACTGCGCCCGAAGTTGGCCTTTGAGTTACAACTGGAGCAAAGGCAAATCAGGTTCTGCTGCCGGCAGTCTTGTTTGTCGTAATTGATGTGATGCGTGGTGAGTCTTTCGTCAGTTCCATCACACCCTGGGTTCTGGCAAATAAACCCATCACGCTCGATCACCTTTTTGCTCGTCTCCCGGAAGTCCCACGGATATGGAAAGCGCGATAAGCCACCAGACCAGTTAGGATTTCCGTCGCCCTTCATGAGAGATGACCGCATTTCGTTGGAACACGACTTTGAGCAACACTTCATGCGCTTTGCGTGGCTTCTGAAAACAGAGAACGGAGATCCGCAAACGCAGCATGTTTTCGTTTCACGCTTCGGTTCTCGGTTAACAGTCTTTCCTCTCTGCGAGACACCAACGCACTGAAGCGAGCAAAAACGCGAGGAAGAATTGACTCGCTTAACCTGGTATTGCTTGCCACATGCGGCGCAAACCTTTTCGATTTTCCCGCCCTTCCAGTTCGGGTTTTTATCCCCGGACACAACTAAACCAGCAGCATTAATCTTCCCGCTCATAACTCCTCAACCTCCCAACCGCCGCCAAGTCTCTTTGGTTTCGGATACGCCACCTGGAACACAAACGGATAGCTCTCGGCTGCAACTTTCATCTTGACCCTGGCGTCATCCGTGAAAACCGCCTTGCTGCCTTTAACGTCCACCATCACCAACTGCCCATCAGCTAACATCACGGCAAAATCAACAGTCAGGAAGCAGTTATCAGCCAGCCTCAGCTTGATTCCTTCAAACCGGTACCAGGCGACTTCCCCGTAGCGCTTGCGCAATTCGAGGTGCTGGCAGTAAGCCGTCTCGGTTTTATTCATCTGCCCGGCCTTAAGTCTCCCGAGCGCCTGCAATGATTTCTTCATGACGTTTACCTTATTGGTAATATAAATCTATATTCAGATCGATATCAATAGTCTTGCGCATATTTTATTACCATTTCGGTAATTTTAAAGGCGTAAAAAAATGCGCTACTGCGCTACCGATTCCGTCAGTGTGTCGGGCCGCCTCTGAATCCTGGCGGGATCTGCGTGTCAGGCTCAGAGATGGCGTTTACATCGCGCCTTTCCGTTCCGCCTTTCAGCTCAAACAGCCCTTTCCAGCCTTTGGCCATGCTCTGCTTCACGATCTGCATCTGCCGCGCGTGGTTACCACCAGATAAGTTAATCAGCTCGGTGATCGCCGCCCCCTCGCTCCGTTCCGTTGGCGCGTAGGATTTAAACCGCATTTCTGACCTGTAGGCCTTCCACTCCTCCCAGGCTTCGGCATTGAGCTGTTCAGGATACGGATATGATTTTTTAGGCTCCCTTCCCCTTGGGGGATTAGGGGGGTTTTTATCTTTTACTTCTTCCTCTTCCTCTTCCTCTTCCTCTGGTAACGCTTTTTGTAACGCTGACTGCGTTACTTTTTGCGTTTCATTTTTACGGTGAGCCGCCACCCTTCTGTTTGTAAGTGCCCGTTTTTTAGAGCTTTCCCCGTTATGTCGCTCAAAGTTTGGCAATACAAGCTTATTGCCGTCGTAGGCGAGCCAACCAACGGCGATCAGTGCGTCAGCGAATCCTGTAATAAAAGCGATACGGTCGAGCACTCCTTTTGTAACGCTGCCAGCGTTACCGTCAACGGTCTGTTGATCTGCCCATGCCCATATGCGAACGAGCTTACCGAGTACCGCGTCGGGGTCGATATTCAGGATTTCCGCTATCTGGAAAATCTCCGGCTTGTCTGGCGTGATTACCTCAACTTTTATCCAGCTACTGGCCATGTGACACCCCCATATAAGCGCGAATGAAAGCCGCTGCGGCCTGGGCGTTTATGGCGTTGCCGTAGCCTTTGAGGCGGCCGACTCGGTTGCTGCTTGCCACTCTTGCCACCCCGGGCTCGACTCGTCCCATGCGTGCGGCAGCCCCATCAACCAGCGGGAAAGTGCCGGGTTCAACTGGACGCCACTTTCCATCCCGGCAGTACAGCCAGTCAGCGTCTCGCCAGAAACCGTTAACCGGACCGGCTCCGCTAGCTGTGCCGCCACGTCCAGCCTGTCCGTCGATAGTATCCCATTCCGCAGCCGTCCCCCCTGATAACCGCCCTTCCCGTCCGTTGCCGTCGGTGTCGGCCATGCTGCCAATCTGGCAGCGCCGCCCAGCGTAGTTCCCCTCTTTGGTGCATTGGCCGCCGCACCCGTACCCGCGACCTGATTGTTGTCTATGGTCGTTGGTGTAGGCCAGCCAGCTAATAACGCTGCTGTCTGAAGGTTTACCCCCCCCCTGTCGGTTGAAATTCCCCGCACCTCCCCCATTGCTGGCGATCGGCGTGGGCCACCCAGTAGGCCCGCTCTCTGATGTGCGGCGCACCGATGCCCGCTGACGTAAACGGCACAAGCCCGAAGGCGTATCCCAGTCCTTCCAGGTCTGCCTGTACAAGGTCGAACCAAGCATTTGCGTTACCTGCTGCAACCTGTTCGCCAAAGACATGCTGAGGTCTGCGCTCGCTGATGAGATGGAAGAAGTGGGGCCAAAGGTGCCGCTCGTCAGCAAACCCATCTCCTTTGCCTGCCGCGCTGAAAGGCTGGCACGGGCAGGAACCAGACCAGACCGGGCGATCGTCAGGCCATCCGGCGAGGCGGAGGGAGTGAGACCAGACGCCGATCCCGGCGAAAAAGTGGCACTGGGTAAATCCTCTGAGGTCGTCAGGTGTGACATCTTCAATACTCCGTTCGTCAACTTCGCCCGGGGCGATATGCCCGGCGGCTATGAGGTTACGCAGCCACTGAGCCGCGAATGGGTCGATCTCGTTGTAGTAGGCCGCGGGCTTCATGCTGCCTCCCGCGCCTTTCTAGCTGCCTTTAATTTCTCAGAGCGTAACTGCTGCTGACGACGCGCACGGTCGTTGTTGCACTGGACACATTCGCCGCTGATTGTGTAGCGCTGGCTATCGTGGCCATGGATGCACTTTTTGCCGGTATAGAACCGGGTCAGGCCGAGTTCGAGCGCCTCGCGCTGTGTAATTCGCTTCATCGGTTTACCCCTTTGTTATTTATCTTTGGTAATTTTGCATCAAGGCGAAAAAAGATCAACCGTATTCGGATAAATATTACCATTTAGGTATTGAGGGGATGGCAGGAGCCGCCGGGGGTGGCGGCACAGGGGGAAGGAAAGGAGATCAGAGGTCGCAGAAGTAGAGGACGAGGTCGTTTTTATTCCGGGTCCATTCTCGGGCCTTGCACGCTTTAAACAGTCCGTCCATCAAACGCTTGCGTGGCATCTTGCGGCGCCCGGTGAGATGGGTCTGGATGTAATGGCTGGTCGTTCCGGCTTCCGCAGCAAACGCCTCGCGCTCAGCGGGCGACAAATCAAGCCAGCACTTTTTGAAATTAAATTTATTTTCTTCGCTCATAGTTTGCTTATCTCAGCCTGTCTATTCATGGGTAAATTATTACCTTTCTGGTGAATAAATCAATGATTATTACCATTTTGGTAAGTTTACCTTTATGGTAATATTCTATTAAATTTAATCAGTTAGGTAATAATTTCAGGCAAAACATAATAGACATGAAAAGCATCTACGACATACGACGTGATAACCTCAACGAAATAATCCGGCAGAACTTCGATAACACGCAGTTGAGATTCGCCGAAAGGATTAAGAAATCGCAGAACCTGGTTAACAGGTGGTGTAAGGGTACGAAAAACATCGGCGGCAATGCCGCACGCGAGATTGAGGCTTTCGCAAGGAAGGAACGTTTCTGGCTGGACATCGATCACATGTCTGATGCACCCGTGCAGCTCGGGCTACTTAACCCGGATGAATGGAGCGTGGAAAAGCAGGCATCTTTCACCCTCGGCCTCTGGATGGGTTCGCACCCGACTCTGAACTCTGAGAAAAAAGTCTCTGACGCTGCCGGTATTGGCCAGGCCACCGTTAACCGCATTCTGAACTGCGACGGCAGCACCAGCATCGGCGTACTGCATGCCATAGCGCGGGCCTTTGGCAGAGAAGCCTACGAGCTGATTATGCCGTCTGACGCGCGCGGCATGATTGAGTATGACCACCAGGCTTTCGAAAAACTTCCGCAGGAAGAAAAGAACAAGATCACCGCGTTCATTGACTTCATTTTCAGTCAGAACAAAGAAAGCTGATCTGCTGACACTACCCGCCATCGGAGGCATGATTCTTACCGCGCCTCGCAATTACCATTATGGTAATATTTTTCTCATCACCTCTATTGACATAATCATTTTTTGATCGGATTATTACCTTAAAGGTAATCAGGACTCGTATTAATTACCCGAAAACCACCGCCGGTGGCTTTCTTATACGCCTGATTATTACCAAACGGTAATAGAGAGGTTTGTATGCAATGGCAAATCATTAACGGCTGGTACTGCGTCACGGCTTGCGGGCTGATGAGCTGGAAGTTTCGCACGCTGCAGGAGGCTATCAGCTGGGCATTCGTCAGCAAACTGGCGGCAAAAACTGAAATGGATATGGGGGTGTTCAAGTGATCTCGACTCAACAGCAACGCAATCTGCAAAAAATCATGGCCGGTTTCGACAGCGACTATCGCATCGCCGAAGTGTTGCATGCCAGGCAGGTAGAGCTTCAGGAAACGCTTAAGACTGAATACCTGCTCCCGGCATTCGACAATCTGCGCCGCGCTGGCGTTCGCCAGGAGGTCATTAACGCAGCGCTTGAAAGTGTTGAATTTGAAGAGTCGATTGCGGCATTCATCAGCGAACTGACCGGGATCGTCGGAAAGTGGGATCTGGCAGACCAGATCGACAGTGCGAGGACGGCAGCATGAGTAAAGAAACAGGAGGGCCAGCGTTTCCGGTTGCGGATGGCGCTGCGCATCGTATAGCAATGCGGGTGGCGGGTGACGATGAAGCTAAATACATTGCCGAATCAGCAAAGGCACTTTCAGGAATGACGCTACGTGATTACTTCGCAGCTAAGGCGCTCGGTTTGTGTTATGCAGACTACCTAAACTACGCAGCTGAGAATGGTGTTCAAGAAGGCTGGAGGGATGGCGTGGCAAAGGATGCTTATCTAATGGCCGACGCAATGCTGAAGGCTCGGGAGGCTGTATGAACCCAGGCATCTATCACGACATCAGCAACGAGGGCTATCACGCCGGGGACGGCGTGAGTAAGTCACAGTTGGATATGGTTGCAAAGAACCCTGCCCTGCTGAAATGGGTCAAGGCAGCGCCGGAAGATGAAGATAAAAAGTCCGCGCTGGACATGGGTACCGCCCTGCACTGTCTGCTGCTGGAGCCAGAGGAATTCGATAAGCGCTTCATCAAAGAGCCAAAGGTGGACCTGAGAACGACAAGGGGCAAGGCAACCCTGGCTGCATTTAAAGATTCAATAAAGGGATCGAATATGACGCCAATCCCTGATGAAGACTGGAGAAAGCTCGGGTTAATGCATAAGAGCGCCATGGCTCACCCGGCGGCGCGCTGGATGCTGGAAGCCCCGGGTTACTGCGAAGCATCGATGTACTGGAATGACGATGAGACCGGCGAGCTATGCCGGATCCGCCCGGATAAGTGGCTCAACGAGCACAACGTGATCGTCGACGTGAAGAAAGTAGCCGACATGGAACGCTTCGCACGGCACATCGAGGAATTCAGATACCACGTCCAGAACGCTATGTACTGCGAAGGGGCGCAAAAGGTTACCGGCGAAGTACACGGATTCTTTTTCCTGGCAGTCAGCGAAAGCATCGACTGCGGCCGCTACCCGGTCCGCGTGTTTGAACTTGATGCACCTGATGTTGATACCGGAATGGTGCTGTTCCGCCGGGATCTGAATACCTATCACCAGTGTCGCCTGTCAGATGAATGGGGCGGCGTGGAAATTATTAAACGCCCTGAGTGGGCACGCAAACAGGATCTGTACGTATGAGCAACGACATCACAATCACTTCTCAACCTGGCGCTACCGTCGGCACCGCGGCGGCAATATTCAGTCCGGAAGGTATGGATCGCCTGGTGCGCTTCGCCACCCTAATGGCAGACAGCAAAGCCACTGTACCGGTGCACCTTGCTGGTAAGCCAGCTGATTGCCTGGCCGTCACTATGCAGGCCGCGCAATGGGGAATGAACCCGTTCGCAGTCGCGCAGAAAACGCACGTGGTTAATGGAACGCTGGGCTATGAGGCACAGCTTGTTAATGCAGTAGTGTCCTCTTCTAACCTGCTGGCAACGCGCCTGAACTATCGCTGGGATGGTGACTGGTCAAAGGTGAATGGCAAGAGCGACAAATCACCTTCACTGACAGTTACGGTATCGGCGGTTCTCAAAGGGGAAGCTGAACCTCGCGAGTTGACAATAAGCATGGCGCAGGCCGGTGTCCGTAACTCGCCGCTATGGGAACAGGATCCACGCCAGCAGCTGGCTTACCTGTGCGTTAAGCGTTGGGCTCGCCTTCATGCTCCCGATGTTCTCCTGGGGGTCTACACGCCTGACGAGTTACAGGAGACCGCGCCGCGCGTAGAGCGTGACATCACTCCACCAGCAAGAAACGCCGCCGGGATGAACTCGCTCATCAACGCTAAGCCTGATCAGCAGCCGGAAGAACGGACCAGAAAATCTGATGCCCGCGATCCGGATGAAATGCTGACAGCCTTCACAGATGCAGCAATGAACTACAACACCATTGCCGATCTGGATAAGGCATACAAATACGTCGCTAAAAATCTGGCTAACGATGAAGAGCGTCTGTCGAAAGCAACCGACGTCTACACCATCCGCCGCGATGAACTGAACGAAATCCCGATGTAAACACCACCGCGGCGCCACGGCGCCGCACTGAAACAGGAGAAGAAATATGAAAGGTGCATTAGGCAAAAAGGAACTGCTGGCGGTGGTGCCGTTATCAATGAGCACGATCGATCGACTGGAGAAGAATGGCCAGTTCCCTAAGCGCTGGTATATCACGGATAAGCGCTGCGCATGGACTCAGGAAGAAGTTGAGAAATGGCTTGATGAGCGAATGGCTGCCAGCCCTGTAGAGTTTGGCGGAAAAAAGCCGCCGGTTGAACAGCGAGTATTTCGCCCGGTAGGTAACGCTGCGTGATGTCGTTGGCGCAGTACTGGAAAAGGTGGTCAGGATGGTTTTACTACCTGGCCGCCGTATCCGCCTGGCTGTTCCTGCTGGCGGTAATCTTTCGAGAAGGCTGAATAAAATGAACCGTATTGAAAAATATCACGCTCAGTACGCTCCGCAGCGTAGAGCATCAAAGATCATTGCCGTTACACCTGCAGCCCTTGCGTTTGAACAAAGAGCGATAGAGCGCGAAAACAAAGGCCAGTATCGCCTGGCCGCCCGCCTGTGGCTTGAGTGCATGGATGCCGCGACCGGAGAGGTTGAGCGCGCACGCATTGCGGTACGCAGGGATCAGTGCATCGGCAAAGGTAATGGCCTGCGACGTGGCGGCTATGCTGGGATCTGCGCTACTGCCGGGGTGGTTTATGACTAATCCGAACGACAACATTCGCGTAGGTAGTGTCACCCTGGTTTATTCATCATTGCGCCGTGGGTGGCTGGCGCCGGGCGGCCAGGTAATCCAGAACCCATTGAAGGCTCAGCGCGTGGCTGAACAACTGAATAGCAAGAAGGTGGCAGCATGAACGGTAAATACACACTTATCTATGCGGATCCGCCATGGGCTTACGGCAATACGATCAGCAACGGCGCCGCTGCCGATCACTACTCGACGATGCGACTCATCGACCTGAAGCGTCTGCCTGTGTGGGAACTGGCTGCCGAAAACGCGGTGCTGGCGATGTGGTACACCGGCACACATAACCAGGAGGCTATCGAACTTGCCGAGGCCTGGGGCTTTACAGTGCGCACGATGAAGGGCTTTACCTGGGTGAAATTGAACCAGTTGGCCGAGCTTCGCATTAACAAGGCTCTTGCAGAGGGAGAGGTCGCAGACTTTTACGACTTCCTCGACCTGCTGAACGCCGAGACGCGCATGAACGGCGGAAACCATACCCGCGCTAATACCGAAGACGTGTTGATCGCCACCCGCGGCGCCGGGCTGGAGCGCAAGCACGCCGGCATT